TCGACGCTGCAACAGGTCCAGAGGCACTGCTTTCAGCAGCACCCGAGGGCTACTTCCAAACCCAGGTCCGTGTGACCTTTGAATCCATCGAGGAACTCTGACCATGGCAACAATCCGAGGCGAGCAAGGAGCAGTCCAGTTTTCAGCTTCTGGCGGCAGCAATGCAACAGTCGTCGGCACTCGTAGTTGGAGCTTATCCACTACGAAAGAAACGCTTGACACTACAAAGCAGGGCGACACCTTTCGCAGCTTTATTGGCAGCATGGTTTCAGGATCTGGCACTGTTGAACTGGTTTATGACCCAGACGCAACAGGTCAAGCGGCGTTTCTTGAGGATGTAATTACGGCAGCAGATCCTGCAGATGCATCGTTCGAGTTGTTCACAACCGGAACTACTACAGGCTCTGATTCTGCTGTCTTTACAGGCATCATCACCGACATGGAGATCACTTCAACTGTTGGTGAACTGGTCGTTGTTTCTTGCAGCTTCATCACTAGCGGCACAATCGCTATGAACCTGCAGTGATCTAAGGCTATGATTTAAGCGCAAGCTTTTATTTAATGGCTCAAAATCGCACCGTTGACCTGCTGGTTGGGGCGTTTGATCTCAACCAGCGTCGCAAGTTTGAACTAAAAAACGCTGAAGGCAAGAAAGTTGTTGATCTGTTTTTTAAGCCGATCACACGCGCTGACCGTAAAAAGGCGCAAAGTCTTTCTGGTACTGAAGAAGCATTAGACATCAGCACGCAGATGCTGTGCCAGATGGCAGAGCTTGAGGATGGCTCAAAAGCGTTCTCCTCTGCTGATGCTCCAAAGCTGCAGCGGCAATTGCCTGAGTCGGTGTTGAACGAGCTTGAGCTGTTCTTGTTTGGCCTTGGTGAAGAGGCTGACCTCGAAGAAGCAAAAAACGACTAAAGCAGGACAGTTGGCTCAATTTTGAGTTTTTCTTGTGCTGCGAATTGGGAATGACGCTTAGCAGGCTTCGTACGGAACTAACCGATGCGGAGCTTGTGCATTTTGCTGCGTACTACGAATTGAAGGGTGAACGGGAACAGCAAGCAATGGATCGCGCAAAGACAAGGCGGCGGTAAGATTGAGGCATTGCTAGAGGCGTTGTGGCAGAAACGAGTATTCGCTTTAAGGTCGAAACTCGCGATGCCAACAGAAAAGTTGCGCAATTAGAGAGGCAGGTAAGAAAATTAGAAGTAGCTGTTAAAGCCGCTGGTGGGACCACTGGCAAATCGGCAAGAGGATTTAAAGCTTTTGGTCAAGGTGCTCAAGCAGCAGGGGTTAGTGCAAAAGCTCTTGGGGTAGCTGTCAAAGGAATACTTGGGCCTCTTTCTTTGGTAGCGGGCGCCGTAGGTGCTGTGGTTGGAGGGTTTAAAGGTTTTGTTGAAGCTGACAAAGCGCGTGCTGCGGTCAAGACGCTTGGCGTTGATGCTCAGACTTTAGAGTCACAGCTCGTTGGGGTAGTAGCAAGAACAAAAGGCTTAGCTAGCACAAACCAACTTTTAGCAGCGTCTTATGATGTTGCGTCAGCAGGATTTAGCAAAGCCGCTGATATTACAAAAATTTTAGAAGCTTCTGTATTAGGCGCAGTCGGTGGGATGACTGATATTGCGACTGTTTCTGACGCCGCCACAAGTGTCATGAACGCATACGGTTTGTCTACAGATAAAGTTTCAAAAATTGTTGACGGATTTATACAGACGCAAAACGACGGCAAAATTGTAGTTGGACAATATGCAAGCCAGATAGGACGTGTGGCGCCTATTGCGGCAGCGGCTGGTGTTGGGCTGGACGAATTAAATGCTGCAATTTCAACTGTTACTGCTCAGGGTGTTCCGGTTGAATCGACATTTGCAGGCATTGGCCAGGTTGTTGCCAGCATCCTTAAACCAACTAGCGAAGCGGCAACTAGGGCCAAAGAGTTAGGGCTTGAATTTAACACTGCAGCAATTAAGAGCAAGGGATTTGCAGGGTTCTTGCAAGACGTTATTGACAAAACAGGAGGCAGCGAAGTTGAAATAACAAAACTGTTTGGTTCTGTGGACGCTTTGAAAGCTTTAATGCCGTTAATAAGCGGCGACTTAAAAACCTTTAATAAAAATCTTCTTAACCAAAAAAATGCTACTGGAGCGGCTGGGGACGCTGCAGACATTATGGGGGAAACTGTTTCCTCTCAAATCAGTCGAATTGTTAATAGCATCACTACTTTAGTAAGAGGACTTGACCAAGTTCTTGGCCCGGCGATTAAAGGCGTTTTAGATCTTATCAACAATGTAATTACGGCTGCAGTTACAGCGACTGCAAAGTTAAGCGAGTTTTTTCAAAGAGCACGGGCGCAACGTCAAGCAAGGGAAGAAGCAGGTGCAAGCATAGGCAGGGGTACTTTTAAAGGTGACACTGAAGCTATCGCTGCTAGAGCAGAAGAAATATATCAACAGTCGCAAATCTCTTCGCAGCCACAAACGACTGAGCCCCCTCCAGTTAACACCGAACTACAAAAGTTACTTGCTCAACTTCAAAATCAATCTAACGCTGGGGGTGATAGCGGCCAAGCAGAAGCGCAACTAAAAAGGCAGATGGAGGCTGCTCAATCGTTATCAACAGAATTTCAGCGTCAAATTGAATTGACGAATGAGCTTGATGACGCAAAAGATCGTATCTTGCAACGTGATTTTGAGATTGCTGATCTCAATGCAAAGTTCCCTAATTTAAAAGACGAAGAGATTGAAAAACTTGAAGAGTTGATTCATAAATTACACGATGCAAAGGAAGGCGAAATTGCTCGAACTGAAGCTGCAAATGATGCGGCAAAAGCTGCAGAGGCAGCTCGAAAAGCGCAAGAAGCCGATCCGTTGTTCCAGATGCAACAGCAATTTGAAGAGCTAATAAAGCTTGAAAATCAGGCTTTGCACGCTGCTACTTCTATCGGCAACGCATTTACGAATGCTTTTGGTGACGTAATAACTGGAACCAAGTCTGTATCAGAAGCTGGGGCAGACATGTTGAAATCTATTGCCTCTGACTTCTTAGCAATGGCGAAAAAGATTATTGCTCAGCAGTTAATAATGATCCTGTACCAAACCATTCTGAAGTCGCTTGGTGGGCCTGGTGGTGGTGGAGGTGAAAACAATTTGAATGTTGATGCTGTCCAGTCTTATATGGCTGATGGCGGCGTTGTTAACAAACCAACTAACGCAATAATTGGTGAAGGTGGTGAGCCCGAGTACGTTATCCCAGCATCCAAAATGCGTGAAAGCATGTCGCGTTATTCACGAGGATCGCGCGGTGGTGGTGTTATCCCTGACAACCGTGGCGGTTCTGCAAGCGAAGATGGTGGCGTTGCAGTTGCCGCACCAATCGATGTTCGCTACACCGTGGAACGTATCAACAGCGTTGATTATGTAACCGCTGATCAGTTCCAATCTGGCATGAAGCAAGCCGCCAGCCAAGGTGCTAAACAGGGTGAACAGCAAACGTTAAAGAGGTTACAAATGAGCGGTGGTACGCGTAAGAGGCTAGGAATGTGACGGCATTTGCTTTTGGTCATGCCTTGCAAATTGTGATTGAAGGGGGTGCTGACTTCCGCTTTCAGAACTTTTTTATTGGGAAAAATATGGCCCACACTGGCGCTGACAATGTAAATGCAAATTTTCAGTTTGTGCCATTTGGTTTTTCTGGCGTCACTGTTAACCGCACAGGCGACGGGATGGACGCATCCATTGTTTTTCCAAACAATGCTTTGACGAGAGAGTGGGGCAGGGACGCAATTATCAAAAGATACCGAATGATGGTTCAGGTGTTAATTATTGAAAACTCCACTTCTGTTGAAGAGCAGACAGTAACCAGTCCTGGAGCTACTGTTGTTCACACTTACACAGGTGTTGTCACTGGTGGACAGTGGGACAACGTTTCGCTCAACATAGAGCTTAGTTCTGTCTTAGATGCTGTTGGTACGGACGTGCCAAATCGATCCCTGACTCAAACACTTGTAGGCAACCTGCCAATTAGTAATGGTGTCCGATTGCAGTGATCTAATTGGGATGCCGTATCGGCTAGGCGCTGACGGCAGCGACGGCCACATTGACTGCATCCACCTTTGCTACACGGCTTTAGGTCATATCGGCATTGACCCGCCACCGTTCAAGCAATCCTGGTACGAAGCAAGTAAATGGGAAGTATCGCGTGATTTGTTGAGCTGGGGTTTTCGGGTCAAGAAGCCTGAGTATGATGGGGACATTCTGCTGTTACCGCAGCAATCCTGGGCATTCGCAGTCACATGGCAGACGGGAATCTTGTACGTCAATCGAATGTCGGAAAAGGTTCAGTGGTCTTCGGCCCAACTGTTTCTGACGTGCCACTGCTTCCGTACGAGAAAGAGTTAATTAAGACGATTGGAATTACAGAAGAAGAGTATCAACTTTTTGCGGCTGAAGTTAGGCGGCGCGGTCGGTTAAGACCTGCAGAGTATGAGCATATTCCTGACATTCAGGCAACTGGTCTTGAGCCTGGCGCAATTATTTTAATTAACCTTGCAATTGGCTTGGTCCTTACCGGCGTTTCATACTTGCTAACGCCAAAGCCAAAAGCACCTGAAGCATCAAAACAATCACAGCTAGACCTTGGCAGCATCAATGCTGCAAGCCGTTTTGTCCCAAGCCGTGGGTTTGACAGCTTGAATGAGCTTGCAGATTACGGTTCTCCTATACCGATTATTTTTGGTCGTTATGTCAAGGCTAAAAAAGTTGGCGGGATGTTGGTTACGCCAAAGCTGGTTTGGTCACGGATGTTTAGTCATGGAACGCAGCAATCAGCCAAGTTGATGTTTGTTGTTGGCGAACACGGTTTTGCCGATGGCATCAAACCTGATGGAATTATTGCGCCTGAGCTTGAAGGTATTTTCCTCGGCAACAACGCCTTAGACATTCTGTTCAACGATTTTTTTGCGTTTTATTGGAAGCGTAACTCACCGATGCGGACGGATGGGCTCCCTGATTCAGGGTCAGGTTTTAACCGTTTGCGGCGCTTAAATCTTGCTTATGGATCGGCTGGTGATCCAAGTAAAGGAGATCCGTTCGAGTATGCGAGTGATGATGATGTATTTGAATGCCCAAGCGATACCGGAGCCAAGTCTAAAAGTTTTTGTCATGCGTTTTCGCCTACTAATAACACTCAGTTTGGGGTGTACGGGGCTATTCCAAATGGCACTGGTTACAGGGTAAATTTTGAGCTTGTGCCAATTATTAAGGGAACTCAAGACAATCAAAAGCACGCATTAACGCTGCGTCAAATGAAAATTACTGGCGACAGGGACTCAAACTTTGACAGAAATAACGAAAATCAATTAAAAAAAGTACGGCGGTTTTATATGGATGGCGAGGGTCGTCAGTACAGCCCACGCATGGGTTTAAGCGCACTTATAAGAACAAACGGAACAGTGCTTGACGTGCCAGGTACTCAACTAACCGAAAGAGATCGAGTTGATGTTGGCGACATTGTTGAATTTGAAATTAAGACAGGAGAAATCCCGGAAAACAAGTATCAGCGCAATAAAAACAAAGGCGGTGAAAACGTTGACGACATTAACGCTACTGTCGAGGCAGAGCAGCTTGCAGCCGATGAAGCAATGCAGGTCGGAGAGCAATTTGCTGTAGGCAACGTATTGTTTGTGGTTGTAGGGCGCAGGCATCAACGGTTTGACCCTACGATCGATATGACTCAAAAAATTAGCTTAAGGTGTATTGACACTGACGAGTCGCAAGACGCAAGGATTGGTTTTGTGAACGACCATGAAGTTATAGATCCTGAAAAAGATTTTATTACTGATGGGAGTGGAGTCAGACCTATATTTTATCCCGTAACAAGAATTGCTACCGCTATCGTCAGAAACAACAAGCCCGCTGTTGTAACTGAAATAGGCATCCGAAGCAGAGTTTTTCAACGGCTAAATGGCATTTGCTCTTTTAATAATCTGCCCACTCCAGATCAGTTAGACGAGTTTCAGAAGAACGAAGTATCAGTGCGCTCTGGAACGTACACAGGCTCAATTGCCAGGTCTTCTGTGTTTCAAGTTTACGTTCGTGAAGCTGGCGTAGATAACAGTAACAATGCTTTCAGGTTTAGACGTATAGATTTATTTTTTGTTGTCAGGGGCAGCACGCCTGTTGATCAATACAATTTTATTAGGTTCAAGCATCCACAAGGAGAGCCTAAAGAGCTTGAATTTAAGTTTGTGTCAGTCGCGGCCTCCGAGGTAGCGCAGCTGTCTGACGATGAAGAAATGATTCTTCTTTCCGCGTCAATATCTGATACAAAAAAACCACTTATCTTTGAAGATAAGAATATTTCAAGTCTTGGAAAATTTGAAATAGAAATGGCTGGCTCCAGGATTAGAAAGAAAGATATTGAAAAGAACAAAGAATTTTTACGCAACCCAAAAACTAAAATAGTTGATGAAGAAACCACGGTACCTTCAGCAGTACAACCAAATTCCGCGAGACCTGCAGATCAGGGTGGTGTATTTCGCCGTGCCATCTCAATGGTTGAGCACGCAAATGCAGGCAACCTGGAGCCGCCTGGTCGGATGGGTTCTTTTACCTTTGCAATTTTTGGCAATGCTGATAATTACCCAGGCGGTGAAGGAACACAAAGAACTTTAAATACTCGCGAAGATCTGGAAGGCAATAGATGGATAAGGGTGCAATGGACGGTTCACAAGCGAGAATTGCTAGCTGATCAATATGCAAGAGCTAATAACGGTCAAATTTATGTTTGGCAAATACTTAGTGCTCAAGTAATTGGTAGCTCTCCAGGGTTTAATACAAACGATATTATTCTTATCAGGCGTGGAGAGGGCTCAACAGAAGGCACAGAGCAACCAGGCTATTCCAATTCTCCTTATCCAAGCAGCAATAATTTCAGAGACAATCATCCTTCTGGGCAGGCAATTCGGTGGTCCGGGTTTTACTACAGGATTACGGACATTAACACCACAAGCGTGCCTGAAGGGCGCATGGGTGGCTACTTCTATGACATCTTTGGCGATGCAGAAAATCTTGCACTTGGAACAAAAAGCAGCGCAATTAAAAGCATTCAAGAAGGAAGTAAAAGAATAAAAATTAGACTTAATGTTGAGGTGATGAGTTTACCTGCGGGTCACTTTACTGGCTTGACAAAGAAGTGGAATTTTTCCGGCCCTGTTGAAGTTATTAATGACGGTTACACGACAAGCGACTGGGATAAGGACGAAACTTTCACGCACACTGAGACCATTTCCCCTGCCAATAACGCTTTTTACTGGACTTATAACCAAGTAGGTTTCCAATACAGGGTCGCTGATCTTGTGACTACCCCTGGTACGTCTGAATTAACAGGAGATACCGAATTTGAAAATCATAGTCAGTATGCAGATCTAAGTTTCTATAGAGGTTTGGTGCAAAAATCAAACGAATCAGAGCCTGAGCACAGTATTGTTTACGTCAACGAAGTTCTACCTAACAGCACAGTTCCAGAATATAACGGTTGAACAATTGCCGGGTTATCGCTCAAGGCTAGCCGTAACTTTACAAACTTGGATCAGCTGCGTTGCTGGATCGGGCAAGGGATACCTGTTAAACGTTTGCACCCTGATACGACTGCTTCTGCAAATAACCCTTATGACGAACCGGGTGATTTGTATTACCAAGCGTCGGTTGGCCCAAGCCACTTATTTACCGACCTTGTTTTTTACCTGTTGACTGACAGGCAAGGTGGAGCGGGCAACCTTATGGGTATGACCCCAGACAATGCGTTTTTGTTGAACGTAGATGATTTCAGGGATACCACTAGGTTCATTCACCAGCAAGAATTGTTTTTTAATGGAGCGATTACAGAACGTACAAACCTTCGTCAATACATCACTGATGCCGCGCCTTACTTCTTGTGCAACTTCGTGATGATGGATGGGAAGTTTTCCTTGCTGCCAGCTCTTCCGTACAACAAAGCAAGCGGTCACATCAACACCGGGCCAGTACCAATTGATCAGCTGTTCACGTCAGGCAACATCTTAGAAGACAGCTACAAGCTTGAATATTTAAGAAGCGAAGAGCGCAGAAACTTCACAGCCACGGTTCGGTATCGGTTTGAGTCGCGCAACAAACTTCCAGAAGAAAGAGTTATGAAAGTAAAAATAAAAGGTAGCCCATCAGCAAATCTGCCGGAAGAGAATTTTGATCTGACACAGTTCTGCACGTCTAGGCGTCACGCTGTTAAGGTCGCACAATACTTCTTAGGTCTTCGTAAGTTTGTCACTCATACAATTAGTTTTTCAACAACGATAGAAGGCTTAAATTTAAGAGCGGGTTCATACATCAAGGTTATTACTGAGTCTTCTCCGTACAAAAGCGCAAGTAATGGTACGGTCAGTTCATCAGGGGCGGTGACAAGTGTCGAAAGCCTTCCTGATGGAATGTATAGCGTCACCTTTTTCCAAGTAGGTTCAGAAGACGTAGACGACGGACAGATGGAAATTAGCGGTGGGAGGGTGGCTGACACCAGATTCCACAATTCTGTGTTCACTGTCCAAGACGGCAACAAGAGCGAGAACGTTTATGTTGTTGAGCAGTTAACGTTTTCGCAGGAGGGCACAGTGGACATTGTGGCTTCTGAGCATAATTGCACTAGCGATGGAGCTAGTGAGCTTGCCAAATTCGTTGCAGACCTTAACTCTGTAGAAGTGGAGGATGTCTAATGACCGCAATCCCTTTCCCTACCCTGGTCCCCACTTCCCGCACGTTTGAGTCTGGCGACTTCCCTGTCAAAACTTTTAAATCGCAAAACGGTGCTGAGCATCGCATTTTGTACGGCAGCCGTCGCACCAACATGAAGCTGTCATTGACTTTTGCAAACATCACTGACGCTGAAGCTGAATCAATTTTGGATCACTATGAGGCAGTGCAGGGCACTTTTGGCACCCTTTCTGTCAATATGGACAGTGGCAAGGCTGGATGGCAAGGTAACGAGGATGCGCTTGGTGCGGGTTTTCATGGCAACAGCTATCGATATGAAGGTCCACCGCAGCTAGTTCAGGTGCGTTCAGGGATTAGCACTGTTACAGTGAACTTTATTGGTGTGCTCTGATGGCAAAGGTCTACACCGGCAGAGATGGCGTCTTGCAAGTTGCTGGTACGACCGTTGCCAAAGTGTCGAGTTTTTCGGTGCAAGCAAATCTTGAGACGTTAGAAACAACAACGCTTAGTGAGAATATTCGCAGTTACGTTCCAGGCGTTGTCGGCTATACGGGTAGCTGCAGCTTGCTGTATTACAAAGAAGACAGCGGTTCAATTAACACGACAAGCCTGTTGAGTGCACTGGTCAAGACTGGTTCGGCTGGTGTTACTAGTAGCGACACCGTTGACCTGACATTCCGTTGGGTGGATGGTGCGGACATCAACGACATCAAGATCAACGCTTATGTTTCAAGCGCCACGATGGGTGCAGCAACTGCTGATCTGGTGCGTGCCGAGATTTCGTTTATTGGTACGGGAGAACTACTAGCCGCCACGATCTCATGAGTGTTTACCTTGGTACGTTTGGCAAAGTTGAGTTGCAGCGTCAGTTTGACGGTAGCGAACTTAGCTCGACAATTAACACTGGTGATGTCAACGCTACGGCAAAACGTTTTAGTTTTGACTTCGACCATGGGCAGTTAATTACTGGCGACCAAATTGTAATTAAAAGCACTGACAATAGTGCTCTTGATTTTATTGACAGCTATACAGACTCAAGCGTAAAAAAGTTTATTTACGTTGATGACCTTGGTGGCATCAGGCTTTATAACAGTTTTGCCCATGCCGTAAATGGTGGTACGACAAACGCAGTAGCCCTTGCAGCCCCTGGCAACGATATTCCAATTGCTGTCACTGTTGAGAACAGCATTGCTCGTTTGCTGGCACAAGTTAATAGTTTTGAACTTAATACTGAGCGCGAAACTGTTGACACAACAACGTTATCTGATGAGTTTAGAAGTCGTATTAGTACGTTGATGTCTGGCTCTGGCCGGATGTCTTGCTTCTGGGAATACACAGGAGACACGGCAAACGAATTGCCCAATTACTTGGTTGAGCTTTCCTTACGGACCAAAGTCGGCAGTCAGTTCCATGCAAAGTTCTACATCAAAGCAAGCGGTTACAACCCTGGCGGCGTTTCGGCAAGAAACAACGACGACGTTTTTTATGAGTTTGATGCAGTCATTACAGCGTGTGCTGTGCAGTTCGCGCCAGACAATACGGTGCAAATTACAGCAGATTTTATTACGACTGGAGCGGTAGAGCTGAAGATGAATACGTTTGTAGCCGCGCACCTCTTGCAAGAGGACTCTGGTGAAATACGCTTGGATCAAGACGGTGCAGCTAAACTGCAACTAGAGACCGATTAAGCAGGGAGCTGACCACCAATGGCTGATTTAAAAATCAGTGAACTAGCAGCTCTGGCCGGGAATAACCTGGCCACTGCTGACTTGGTTGCTGTTGTTGATAGCAGCGCAAGTGAGACTAAAAAGCTAACCGTCGGTGATCTGGTTGCAAATGGCGTCACGCTGATTTCTGACGCTACGATCCCAGGCGCAAAAATCTTATTCGCTGATGGCGGTATTGCTACAGCCAAGGTTGCAGATGCTGCGATAACTACAGCCAAGGTCGCTGATGATGGAATCACAGCAGCCAAGCTTGCAAACGAATCAACGGTTGACCTAGTTACAACGCTGCCTAGCTCTGGAGCGTTTACTGGTCAGCTGGCTTTAGACACTGACGACAATAATCTGTATTGCTGGGACGGCAGTGCTTGGCAAAGCCTTAAGGCCGCTGGCTCGATTAATGGCGTAACCGGTAGCACGGTTGGCCTTGTCAACATCCTTGTTTCAACGTCTGGCTCCAGCGTTCAGATTTCTGCAACACAGGATGACACTGATGCAGCCAACAAGTTTTTAGCTGGGCCAACCGGTGCTGGTGGTGCGGTTGCTTACAGGGTTATTGATGGCAGTGACATTCCTGTTGCAACAACTAGCGCCAAGGGTGGTGTCGTTGTCAATGGTGAAGGGCTCCGCATGGACGCCAACACGATTGAGGTTGACAACGACGTAACAGCTAGTGCCACACATCATGTAGTTACTTACAGCGCCAAGGGTTTAATCACTGGCGGTCGTGTTTTAACGGGTAGTGACTTGCCTGCAGCAACTAGCAGCGCAAAAGGCGCGGTCATCCCTGGAACGGGCTTAGCTGTTGACGGTAGCGGCAATCTGAATCACAGCAACACCACATCAGCTGGCACGTTTACGAAGGTAACGGTTGACGGCCAAGGTCATGTATCGAGTGGTGCAACCCTTGCAGCCACTGATATTCCTGATCTTGCGGCGTCAAAAATCACAAGCGGTACGATCCCATCAGATCGAATTGCAAGCGATGCGATTACGGGAGAAAAGCTAGCTGACTCATCAATCACCAAGTTTGGCGGCGCGAGTGCGACTAATAATGTTGTTACTTTTCCGGCGGCAGATTTTAAAGGTCAGTTCTTCTTCGACGAGCTTAATGAAAATCTGTACGTGTTTACCGGGTCGAGCTATTTGCCGATTACGGTTATTAGCGGGAACCTTGTTCTTGCTGGAACATATGACGCCAGCACAAACTTGCTGGACAGTGTAACGAGCGAGGGCAGTGCTGCTGGCTTCACCAGTGGGCAAGCCTTGCCAGCGCCCGCTAGTACCAATCAAAACTATTACGTGGTTGTCAGCGCCAGTGGTACTGGTTCAGGTGCAGCACCTGGCGTGTCGCTAGCGCCTCCCGACATGCTTCTGTCTACTGGGGCAGGTGCAGATTTCATCCTGATCGATGTTTCTAATGCGATCGCGGGCCAGACTGCATCAAATATCAGCTTTACGGCTTCTGGAAATATTTCAGCGACTGATGTTCAAGCTGCAATTCAAGAGCTTGATACTGAAAAGATTGGCGCAGCAGGTCCAACATTTACTGGAACGGTGCTGCTGGGTCAGAACGCTGTACTGGCGTTTGAAGGTTCCGCTGACGATGGATCTGAACTAACGATTACTTGCGCCAATCCGACCGCTGATCGCACAATTACGTTCCCCGATATTACCGGAACAGTAATAACAACTGGTGATACGGGGACTGTTACGAGCACGATGATTCTGGATGGCACGATCGTCAATGCTGACGTTAGTGCTACAGCTGAGATTGCAGTTAGCAAGCTTGCAAACGGCAGTGCGCGTCAACTGCTGCAAACAGCGTCTAATGGCACAGACGTTGAATTTACAAGCAACGTTGATGTCCCTGGAACGTTAGATGTCACAGGTGTTGCAACGTTCGACAGCACATCACTGTTTGTTGGCAACGCTACGTTCAATGGCAGCTTGATCTTTGAGGGTGCAACGCCTGACGCGCATGAGCTGACGCTGAGTGTTGCTGACCCAAGCGCTGACGTTACGGTCACAATTCCTGCTTCGACTACAACGCTTGCTGGTCTTGCCGTTACTCAGAGCTTTACAAAAGCGCAGCGTGGAACGCCTGTTGCCTTGACCGATGGGGCAACGATTGCTGTTGACATGAGTTTGGGTAACAACTTCAGCGTGACGCTTGCTGGTAACAGAACACTTGGCGATCCAAGCAACGTGACTGCCGGTCAGTCTGGAGTGATTGTTGTGACGCAGGATGGAACGGGAAGCAGGACGCTTGCTTATGCGGGCACGAAGTATAAGTTTGCTGGTGGTACGGCACCAACGTTGACTGCAGGGGCTGCTGCTGCTGTTGATGTATTGGCTTATTATTGCGAGAGCGCAACGCGCATCACGGTTACTTCGCTG